CGGAGCCCTTGATGATCACAAAAGTGCCATCAATGCCCCGCCTGCCAGCTTTCCAAGCTGGCTAATTGCTGCTGTCCCCACCTCACTCGCGATTGGCGACAAGGTGTCAACGATCGTCCTCGCGATCCCAGGGGCCGACGAAGCCGAATTGGACGCGAAACGCATCACCTCAAGCATTGGCTCGATGGTGTTCTTGTCAGCTGGCTGCAACGCCTTCGGCGAAGCCAGCGTAAGTAGATTGTACCCTGCCAGCTCCCAATTGCAGGTAACTTGCCACGAGTAATTCTGTGAAAGGGTCGACGGATTGTTGAGCCAAATCCTGATGCCAACATCCGTGAGATTGGAGTTGACCACATCAACCGGAACCGCCGCTGACGCTGTGCTGGTGCAATGCCAGTACGCGCAGTCCTCTGGCTTTGGGATCCAGGTGATTTTCAGCTCGCCCAAATTGGCGGCCTGAGAGATGGTATAGGACGGCAAGTCAGCGAACACAGTTTGAACACTGCCAAGCGCTTGCAACGCCGGATTGTCCGAGGTGCTTGGCTGCACCCAGGTGATGTCACCCGTGCGATTCCCCAGGGCCGTGATGTTGATAATCCTGATCCCCATAGACACCAGCTTCCAACGCGTGTGTCCGGCGTTACCAGACGCCCCAACAAAAGGCAGCGTCTGGTCGTATCCTCCCAGCAACTCCAATGAGAGCGGAAGCGACGCAATTGTGTTGCTGACAGAGGCATACTGCCCCAACGTGAGAGTCGTAACGACCCCACACGTGGGGTTGTAGGTCGTCGGAACCAGCGAGTCATAGACTGCCAATGGTCCGATGGCATAGCTGTCAGCGGTGTTGATGTTCTGCAACTGCGCATGATACGCAGGGCCATCCATCGCGTTGATAGACGACGCATTCCCGTGTCCACCAAAGAGAGTGATCTCCACAGTGGTGGTGCCAGCCACCGCATACGCGGTGGTCGTGTTGGTGGTGGTAGCTGTGGACGACATCATGGTCGGCACAGGATTGTAGTTCACAGGATTCCTGCTGCCAGTTCCACCCCAAGGGTTTGCCAAAGAATCCACGTACTGCTGCAACCTAGCAGTCAACTTGACATGCTTAGCAGCCTGCGCGGTGGCCTTGAACTTTTGTCCCGTGGCCTTCTTCTTCTTCATCAAGTCTGGCCGTGTGTACGACAACGGCGGTGCCGTCATCTTACGCGTCAGACTTTTGTCAAATCTCGCAATCTCCCGAAGATCAGGAGTCGCTGGGTCTCTGAAATGCAAATCGCCTTTCTTCTTGCCTTTCCGACTGGACTTCGATGTCTCTTCAAACTGCCGCATCTCTGCCGCACGAGACACTCGCTGCCCCCCCTGCTTCTTGACAACCGCCGCGGATGTCGGTTTGGAGCTTGTCTTTTGTGGAGAAATATTCTTCATCTCGTCTCGCGCTGCGATCTTAATATCAGCAATTTCTCTCCAGGAAAGTTGTTCTACTACTGCTCTATGTAGAGGAGTCGTCGTATAAAAATGAGGCTTGTTTAAAAGCAGAGCCTACCTCACCAAAAACTAAGTTTTTGTTGGAGTCATCGATAGGGGCAGGTGGCAGCCACCCACTCCAACTCAAAAGAGCCACGACATCCGCGATGGTTACGCAACTGCCCTCCACGGGCTGAAGCCAACGCATCTCATCCAAAAATTGCCCAAAGAATGCCTCTGAATAGGGCTTAGACATGAGCTTGTACAACGTGCGTCCCCAATTACTGGGAATCGCAACGGGGCCACCAACATAGAGGTGCGAACAGAAGTCGAACGGTTCACCTTTCGCTGCAGCCCGTCTGTCTGTGACGACCAGGCCCAGTTTGGTGTAATCCTTCGGACAACTATCCACAATTGCATCATCACCCATATACGCACCAAACACCTCTTCGTGTAGTTCGAGGGGTGTGGCGACGTAATTTGTAATGCCTCTCATGTTGGAATTGTTGAACGCTGTAAGAAAACGCCCAGACAACTGTTTGCAAACTTCCGGAACATTCAGGGTTGCCACGTCAATTTCGTCTCCTTCGAGCGTAAAAGCGTGTAGCTTCCCATCTTCCGACAACGTAAGCACGTACATCTCGCCATTTGACAGCACGAATACAGCATGTTGACACAGATACTCGAGATTTCGGATCATGTTCTCCCACAGCCCCCACGCATGCGTAACATTCACAAGAACTTGTGTGTTCGCTTCATGGACTACTGCTGGGCACGACCCATCCCAAGCTGCAACGTCATTGCTCTCGGCTGGCTTATGTACGCGCTTGGCCTCAACGTATGCCCACAACTTTTCGTTGGAGCTGTCGTCTAAGCCCATTCCAGGTTTGGCTGATTGCTC